TCTTTAGTTTTTTGTTTGTATATAGAAGTATCATACTCTGGTTTATCTGTAACTTTATATTCTTCAGTAACTATATCAACAATTAAATCACCATTATTTGTTATTTTGGTAAGATGACCCACCTTTCTTTGACTTTTCCAATAGATTGTAGAAACACGTAACATGTATGATTTACCAAAGTCTTGAGTATCTTCAGAATCTGAAAGAATCCATTGTACAATATCTCCAAACTGAGATCCGGCATCATAAAGACTAGTAAATTGTCTATAGCCCAAAGAAGGCATTTGAGTATTCCACTCATGAGATCTTGTAGGATCGTAATAAGTTCCATCATTTTGATATCCTTGTATAGCATATCCAGCTGAACGTGCTGGATATATAGCTTCTAAAGCTTGCAATTGTTCTTCTGTCATCATCCAACCATACCTATCTACAACATCTGATATAGACATCATGTCTAGTTTACCCACCCAATTACCCTGAGAAATATAACGTACATCTGGAGATTTATGATAAAATGTAAGAAGAGGATTCCAAAGTTCTACATTATAATCATCTTCATTCATTTGAAAATGCCAAAACTCTCTGTCAGTAATAAGCATATCTCTAAATGCTCTTTCTTCTAATTCTTGTATCCCAAATCTTTCTTCATCTACTTTCATTTGATGAGATGCCCATTCTTCAATCATAGATCTATAATCTTTTTTAAAGAATGCTTCAATCTCAGGAAGAGACTTTAACTTCTCAGGATCCATTTCTTGTTGAGCTTCTTCTGAAGTGGGATCAAGTCCCATCTCTACCATTTTTGCTAACTGTTTTTGTTGAGCTTGAGCAAGAAGAGTTTGTTCTATCATTGACCTCTTAGCCTCTAACATTTCATTGTATGAAATATCATCAACAGCTCTAAACATTACTTTGCTACTACGTTTAGAAAACTCATTTGTAAGAACATTAACTACATTAGGAATAATAGGATAGAACTTAAGTTCAAATGCTGATGTATCTTCTTTAGTCAGTACATCTATTAAATCAGCCATTTCATTATCTTCCTCCACTATATAATCTTGCTTATCTATAATACCTTTAGCTAGTTTATAATTTTTCATTAAACGTCTAGCATTACGTCTAAGTTGTTTCATGCCTTGAAATTCTAACCAGTCAAGATTCCATGCTCTCCACTGATCGTCTTTTTCTTTCTCAGACACAAATTGGAACGGCTGAATCAGCGTCCCCATTTTATTATATTCTACTTTAGCTCCTTTTTTAAGCTGTAAGGCATTATATATCTGCATGATTCTTAATTAGTTATAAGTAAAGAGTGCTTATAAATATAACAGCTCCTGTTGTAGTTGTTGTATATTCTATATTTTTCATCTAATATTTTTAAAAGCATTACGAGAAGGTGAAGACAAACTAGGACGTTTTCCAGAATTGCCCATATGCCTAAATGCTCCCCAATTTAATTTACTGATTTTTTGGGGATTTACCAAGTTTTCCTTATTGGTTTCCACACGTTTAGTCATACCTCTGTTAGATTGTTGTACCTTAGCAAAAGCTATAAGAGAACAAAATGCTACCAGTCTATCCACGTTAAGTCCTTCTCTATATGCTTGCATTTCTTTTAGCAACATGGGGTCAGGTATTCTCTCCACTCCATATATAGTTTTTACTATAGAACCATCAGTAAGAGTTTCATGATCAAGCTCCTCTTTTAAATATTCTATACCATAGGATAATACAGTGCCTTTAAAGATTGTACCTACGTTTTTCCACCCATACTCCTGAAATACATTACGATTAGCTCCTATATCTTTTAAGAATAGTATCATATCTTTTGGAACTAAGTAACGCTGTCTCTTTTTAGATATCATATACTGTATAAACAAAGCTACGTTATTTTCTACTAATGTCCATGCATTATACCATTCTATAATAAGTTCTAGTCTTTCATGAGTTTTATTAAGATCATCAAATCTACCACACCAAGAAGCTACAATACCATCTCTTTCTATACGGTTCTTAACTTTCCCATCCCCCTCATCATGTATCACTTCTACAGGAGTTTTGTAAACATAAATTGAACAAAGTGAATCTGATGTAGTAGTTTTACCCTCACCTACTGGATCCACTGAAGCATAGTACATTCCAAACTGTGGATCTTTACATGGCCGTTCATAAATACATATCACTCCTTCCTTATCTTCTGTTTTTTTAGAAATAGGGAATTCCATAATAGGAGTTTTTCTAGATGGCTTATCTACTATCTTTCCTTCAGCATTTCTAGATAGTTCAAGATATTCTACAGGATATTGCTTCTCAGCTATTCTTTGCATCTGTTTAGAAACAAGATGTAAAGGAAATACACTATCTTTTCTAGAGGCAAAAGCTTCTTCTATAGTACGTGGATGCTGAGATATGGTAAGCTGATAAGCAGCTGGTTCCATATTCTTTTTAGCTTTCTCAAATTCTGCATCTAAAGCTTCAAGAGCTTCTTCCACTTTAGAGTTACCATACGCATCTATATAAGGAGGCATAGACCACTGCTCAGGAATAAAAAGTCCTGTAACACCAAGAGTACCATCCTTGTCTATTAGATTACTTTCTACACCATAGAATCCATTTTCTTCTGGTCGGAGAATATATTCTTTTAATGGTTCACACTGATCCAAATCACCCACTGATCCAGCAGCTATAAACTGGCCAGTAATAATATGGCCAGACTTAAGAGCTGGTTTAATATACCCATATGTAGAGTCCATTTTAGGAGCAATACCAGCCTCTTCATGAAAGAAATAGGTTACAGGTCCACCAACACCATTTGTAGGATCTTTCTCAAAGGAATAACCTAACATTACAGATTTAAGTCCTTTGCTAGTCTTTCTACCGTTGATTCTCACTTCAATCTGTTGTTGCCAAGCAAACACTTTATCTGGAGCAGCTGGTCTATACCATGCAGTGTGTTCATTTAGAAAGTTACTATATTCATCAAGAAATTTCCAAGAACCTTTCTCATTTATATAATCCTTTAGACTAGCACCAATTTTATTGATAGAACCAGCTTCAAACCAATACTGGTTTATAAGCTTTGCCATATGAAAATAAGAGGAAGCTATCTGACGCTTCTTTAGAATAATAGCATGTTTATAATGAAGTTCAGCTATATGTTCATATAGAGCCATGTGATATTGGGCATCCCTAACTTTAGCAAAGTCAAAACGTTTTTCTTCTTTGTCGTAAATAGGAAGAAAGTTAAGCCACATATAATAGTCACGGCTAATATACCAAGTATTGTCTCCACTACGGACAATAATACCATTCCTACATTTATTTTTTTGATCATCCCAATAAGCTATAAAGTCTTTACTTTTATGAGGAGCATGACAATAATATCCTTGTTTCTGAAACTTACGAGCTTCAGTATTAAAAATTAATGTTGTTTCATCAAACTTATATTCACCTGGTTCTTTAAATAGAGATAATAGAAAGTCTCTAAAGTCTTCTCTTGTTAAAAACTCAGTTGTAGTCCATACACCATTTTCATATGTAGGAACTTCTATAAAATTATTTGATTTCACCATGTGTAAGTTGTTCTATCATTTCTACATCTCCTTTAGTTTTATGCAGAAGATCAAGAAGTGTATTTAAATGTTTACTTCTAAGAACACTTGAATGTTTATAATCATTCCAGTAATCAGTGTAATTATCTCTAGGGATAGCAGCCCAGTGATTAGTAAATGAATTAAAATGAAACACCCAGTCTTCTAAATAAGACAATGAGTTGTCATATGTTTTTTCCAAATCTTGATAGGTTTCTTGTTTTTTCATATTATTTTTTTTAACTATCATAAGCTAAGTTCTGCCCACCTCTCACTTGAGATTGTTGTTCTTCTAACAAATCTCTATACACTCCTTTAAAAGATTGTCTCACCTGATCAAAACGTTCAGCTATTCTAAGAAGAGCAGTGGCTGATCCATCTCTACCAGATGTGGGTTTTTCTGTGGCCATAAATGTAGCCATATTATCTAGTGCAACCTTAATACCAAAATAGGCTCTAGATGTAGGAGTTTCATACATCTTCTTACACATCTGCAATCCAGTGTAAATATGCTCATCATCTGTACTAAAATCAGCATCCACTTCTTTTAATATCATTTCTTCTTTTTCAGTTTCTGGTACATCAAAGAAAGGATTCATATCTGGATTAGGGCATGTCATATAAAATAGATACGCATAGATACGTAAATATTCGTTAGGATACTCATCCATTATATCTTTAAGAAACTTAAGTGTGTAACAATGTTCACTAGGAATCACCTTACCATTCTGCACATCAAATAGTCTTATCATCTTTATTTTGTTTTAAAAAATCCATGTTTCTAGTAGCACCTTTTCCCCATCTACCTTTTTTAGGTTTCCAGTCTTCTGGAATTTCTGGAACTAAATTTTCTCCAGCTGTAGGATTACCATACACTATTAAATCATTTTGATCCACTGTACGTATAATACCTGTATCATATATACGTACAACAAACTGAGGATTTGATGTAACACTTCCTGTAATCATAAACATCACAAGACAATCTCCTAGCTCACGTGCATAAGCATCAAATGGATTATGTATTTCATGTACTGTTTGTGTTATCATAATTTTTCTTTAGTTTGTCTTAACAAATCTCTTGCATTTTGTTTAGCCATTCCTCTAAGAAGAGATTGATTCTTTAATTCATCATTATGAATCCAACTCACCTTATTTTGATATTTATCTTTTTCTGTTAAGTAATATTTTCTTGCTACTTG